CAGTTAGATAGTGTTAATCGTAATCGCAGATTAAAGCAGAACCCAGTATTCCACGGGACGGATGATGGTGGGGCAGCATTAGCAATTAATAATGCTACTAATGTTACTGAAATATTTTTAGGCAAACAAAATAATATGACTTCTGTTGAGAATTGTCCTTTTGTAAAGGGTGAGAAGGTTGGTATTTGTAGTATTACTGACCCGCTCCAAGAATGCGCTTTGACGCAGACGGGCGCTCAAAACTATCCCGTAATTACTGATATTGCTATGGATAGTGGATATGTAAAACTTACATTTGCTAATTTCCAAAATAGCGATACTGGTACTGGATTAGAAGCAACCTCAAATAACTTTGTTCTTTTCTCTGCTGCTCTAGACCAAAGACGAGTTCAAGCCGACGACACATCGGTAGAATTAATCGCAAAGAGAACTTCATACCCCGCAACCGTTCAGTTTTCTAACATGGAGATTGTAGCACAGCAAGTAGGAGTTGACCCGAGATATGAATCGGGTATGATGAAGAAGATGAGAGATGGTGGTAGTATTGAGATTGATATTCCAAGTGTTACTAATTACAAACATTCTCTATTATCAAGCAATCGTAATGCGACCGTAAATCTTGCTGTTTCTAATACTCGGGTTAAATCTATGATATGTATGCCGAGTGATGCGAAGGTATTGAATAGTGCTGAATTAATTGGCGGTCTTCGTGGTTGCTATGATGAAGAGGTTAATACTATGGATGGTCGTCTTCATTCTATCCGTTCGGGACAAGTAGGGATTATAGATCAGTTGACTCAGTATCAAATGCTTGTAGATGATAAACTTGTTCCATCGAGACCCATAGTTGTATCCAAGATTAATAAGGGTGTTTCTATTGCGGCACAGCCTCTAATTGAGTTAGAGAAGGCACTGAATCAAGCGGGCATCGTTCCCCGCTCCTTCGTGGATTACAATCGTAATTTCTTGATTGGACGTGCTTACGCATTAAACGATGGAGTTGCTAATCTAAACAATAAGACAAATCAACTTCAGTTGTTATATAATGAAACTGCTGCTGATGGTAGCGATAGATCACCAAGCCATAATAAACTCCTCTACTGCTTTATGTTTCACCTCCGTAGAATTAGCATCAAGGGTGATTCGGTTATGGTTACTCTCTAAATTATCATTATGTCAATTTTAGACATATCATCTAAAATAAGTCTCAATAATATTATTTTCATTATGTCAATTTTATGTCATATGTCAATTTTAGACATATTAGTATTCTCTATCAATCTTTTTTTATTTTTTATTTGTTATTTATTTTATGTATAGTAATATATAAAATGAGTGTTTCTAAGAAGTATCTTTCCGTTCAGCCTAATAATGTTCCTTCTACCGGTAAAGTATCGTTCGCCCGTGGTAACCCCATACTTACGATAACCCTTGGTCGCCAAGACGCAGTATTAGATTTATCGTCTATTCGATTGAGTGGTGATTTAAATGTGTGGCGTGATGCTGCTGGGACTCTTCACCCGACGGCGACTGGCGGTCAAGCACCCGAACTCCGTGGTTCTCATAAACTCGGTATTTATTCCGTAATAGATCAGTTAGTTTTCCGTCATGCGGAGACAAAACAAGTCATAGAACATATTAGAAATTATGGACGTTTTATGTCTTCTTATATGCCGGTGATGGCGGGTATGCAAGATGTATCGGGACATCTTGGAGAGAGTGCTTTAATCTATCCTAATTATCAGTCCTTCCGTGATAGTGTTATTCGCAACACCCAAGAATCTCCATTCTGTATCCCACTCCCATCCGGACTTACCCTCGGTGCTGATAAACTACCACTTTCAAAATTACCCTTAGAGATTGAAATTCATTTAGCACCGGATTCCCAAGTGTTTTATTCTAGTGATGCTACGACTGCTGGTGTTGCTAATGCTTTCTATGAATTAAGTGGATTAGAAGTTGCGTGTGAGGTTGAGTATGGAGTTCCCGCACCGGATAGTGGTGTTCTAGCATTCAACTCTATTACATCATATTTCTCCACCCTTGAATCAACCAATTCCATTATCAACTTCAATCTTGGATTAAGTAAGGTGTTAGCATCTTTCGTGAATTTCGTTCCTTCAAGTTTCGTAAATAATCTCGCCCAAGATGGTTTCCTAACTTACATGCCTACGAAGGCGGCGGCGGCAAACGGCACGGATGACGGAGCAGTAGCCAACCTTCAAACAATTTCTTTCCTCAAAAATGGTGAACGCTTCCCAAGTGCCTTTGAAGTTTCTTCGGTTCGTAGTGCTTCTAATGAAACTTCTGTTGTTGATCCTCAAGTTATTAAGGGTTTTATGTCTTCTATCATTCCCGAAAAGGTTCATACAAGGACTACGGTTTCCCCACTCAATAGCAATAGAAACTTTACCGCAACGCAGAATGCCGCAACCGGTTATCGGTTTATTCCGGATACTGGTGCTGCTTATGGTGTAGGTGTTCTATACGATATGTTGGATAGTGAAGGTGTTGATTTCTCCCAATCACAGTTCTCTATTCAAATGACTAACGGACTCGATGACGGCAATCCGGTATCGGCATATCTATTCATCAAGAGTAAGGTTGTTGTTGCTTGGTCGGGTATGGGAGTCCAAGTAGTTATGTAAGTAAGTAAGTTTTTTCTATCTATTAAATTTTTAATAAATTTATTTTTTTTATTTTTTTATATTTACCATAATATAAAATGGATTCTAAGGCTGATGTTTCTCAAGATCGTATTCCCGACCTCATTAAAGTTGGTGCTATTCCCTCGTCCTACGGACAAATGTTACATACCGATGTAATTGACCCCGTAACATTTTCGCAGTCTCGTGTGCGATTCACTCTTCAACGTGTTGCTGGATTCCTTCATTCAAATTCTAAGGTTACTCTTGCTGTAACTCCCCTCACAACTACTACTGCTTTCTACCCTCTCAATATTGGTATTTCTAACCTTGTTAAGTCTGCTGCTCTTCGTATTGGTAATCAAACTGTATGTGAGATTGATGATTACGACCAATTCCACGCATATCAGTCTCTTTTCATTTCTAATGAAGACAATAAGGAGAGAGAGCAGTTTTTATCGCAGAGGTGTGTAGCCCATAAACCGGTATATGATGACCGCACGGCAGACACAACTGATAAACCACCAAATTCGGCAAAGAAGGTTGGTTTAGATGTTGGACGCAATCCAACTGTTCCGGCGGCGGGTGGTGCTGGTACATTCCAACTTCTACCTTTCCAACTTCACAGTGCGGCATCGGCACAGACGATTGCTGATGCCCCCGTGTATTCGGTTTACCTAAGCGACCTTTTTCCCTTCCTAAAATTCAATCAGTTACCTTGCCAACTAATAGATCAAGAAATCCATATTGATATTGAATTCCAACCAACAACATCTTCTCTGTCTGCTGCTGGTCTATCCCGCCGTATGTGTGTTGCTAATAGTGATGCGGGTTCTAACGCAGTTGAATATCAAATTACTCAAGATGAGGTAAAACTTATTTATGATTCTATTACTTTCGATGGAGACATAATGGAGAAGTATAGGCAGCAGAATCAGTCTCTTACTTTTCAGTATGCGGATTACCGCCTAGCAAAGAGAACTGGAGACCAAGCAGCATTCGCCGACCTCACTTTCCAACTTGGGGGTAATGGTCGCCTTGTTTCTAAGGTCGTCATGGGTCTTCAGCGTAATGAGAATTTTACACCGGTATCTCTCCTTAATGGTGTTGGTGCGAAGGATGTTCCGGCGGCTGAGTCTCTCTCAGTAAATCTCCTCTACAACGACTTATATGAATTTAATGTTGACCGAAAGAATGCTGCTCTCCTCTTTCACACTACTCAGTCTGCGGAGGGTAAAGTTCCTATGGTTACACGAGACGAATACCAAACGAGCGGTGTTACGGCACTAACCGCCGAAACGATGGAGGGACACGCACAGAGTAGCGGGGCTGCTGGTGTTGGTGGTCTATTCCGCTGGACTGCTATTCGCCCCAATAAGGGACAGCGTGTCAATAATAAGGGTATGGACTTAACTTACAAGGCAACTGGATTACCCGCTGATACTTACACTCTCCGTGTATACCTTGAGATGCTTAAGGTTGCTAAGATTGAGGGAGGTCAATTCTCTTGTTATTTCGCGTAAATTTTTATAAAATTATTTTCTTTCTTAAGATATAAATGTTGTATTACTTGGCGGTCATTAGAGAATATCTTGAATGTAATAAATACAAGAAGTTGTATGAGGTGGAGAAGGAGAAGTATGAAGAATTGAAACAATTAACTGAGGAGTTGGTTTTCCACGTGAATCCCGATTTTTTAAAAGATGTTAAAGTAATCAATCTTCAATCAAAATAATCTAATTTTTTCTCGTTTTTTAATTAAAAAAATAATCTATTTTTATAGTATAAATATGAAAATAGATTCAAGTAACCCAAGTGAAGAAATCCAAAAAGCACGTCCTAACATCAAGGCAAACACAGTAAAACAATATGAAGTTAATCTCAAGAAATTACAAAAGATATATGATACGGATGGGTATGACTTTTTATCGAAACCGGATGATGTAATGGATAAGATTAAGGATCTTCATTATCTAAGTCAGCGTAATATTTTAAATGCGATTGTGGTTCTTTTAATGGCTCTCAATCACGATGAGAAGTATGATAAATTATTAACTACTTATGGAGAATTAAGGGATGAATTAAATGATAAGTATAGCGACGAACAAAAGAGTGGAGTCATAAGTGATAAGCAATCTAAGAATTTCACAACCACAGAGGAGATATTCAAGATGATTAATGATATGAATGAAGATTTAAAACCAATCAAGAAGAAATCCAAAGACCAATTAACTAAAAAAGAAATGCAATTATTACAAGCATACACTTTATTTAATATTTATTCAAGGATGCCGATGCGTAATGATGTTGCGGGTATGACAGCAATTAATCAAGCAGCATACAAGAAGTTAAGTGAGGATGATAAAAAAGAAAGTAATTATTTAGTTGTTCCATCCAAGGGACAACTTTATTTCGTATTGAATCAATACAAGACAAGCAAGAAATATAAGGAGTTAGATTTACCGATTGAAGATAAAGATCTAAGAAAGATATTGAGATATTATCTCAAGATGAATGGGACGGGAGTTTTATTTAAGACATCAACGGGTAAGCCTC